ACCTTCCTCCACCGCGATCTGATCGCGCAGATTGTTCGGATTGCTCCTTCCTTGCCTTGCCGTGTCATGCTCATGCTCCAAGGCTTCCTGGCTCTTGGCCGGCAAAGCGTCCATAGTGGTTGGCGTTGGATAAGTCCTGGCAGCATTGCCAAGGCTTGTGCCGCCTTGAGCGAAATCAGTGGTCCGGTCGCCGTCAGCCAGTGGAGTCGGAAACTCCAGCCGTCTGGCTCTATGAGATAGACCTTCTCCTTTGTTAGTGCCTGGATGACTTCCGCTGCGTTCGGTCCCGGTCGGAGTAGGCCACTTGTCGACCTCAGTCGCCAGCTGCTTCTGGTTGCATCCTCTCCGGGTATCCCGTGTGTTCGGCGTAGGCCAAGCACCACCAGCGAGTCCTTCGGTGAGGGGCACCCGCTTGACTGGCTGATACAAGGCGGAATTCAATACGATACCCCATTTCGGAAAGCTCTCCAACCACTGTGCCTGCATATGGTGGTCGCCCTCCAGCGGGATTAAGCAGCCCTGGGACATTCTCCAACACGACGATTCTGGGTCGAATCTCGCCAACCAGTCTCCGTACATCCGGCCAACGGTTTCGTCCATCGGAGTCAAACTCTCCTTCCCGTTTTCCGGCGTGAGAAAAAGGTTGACAGGGGAAACCCGCTGAGAGCAAATCCACTCGTCCAAGCCAAGGTCGCCCGTCGAATGTTCCAGAATCAGACCATACCCCTGCGTCTTCAAGGGAGCCATCTGCGATTCGGGACCTGAGAATCTTGATGGCGTAGTCTTCCCACTCAACGTAGCAGACGGTCCTTGTATTGAGTCCTGCGAGTTTGAGTGAGAGTGAGAACCCTCCATAACCTGAGTAGAGGGAGAGTTCCCGGAGTTGCTCGGTAGATGTACCCAGCTCATAATCTTCAACCTCATTATTCAACATTGTCCCACCTCTGGTTGCCTATGCGTCTGAACTTGCGCTTGTTCCTGGACAGAGTGACCGAGAGGCTCCTTGGAGCCTGACCCGTTATCTCTGCCAATTCTTTCACCGTCTTTGGTCCGTGTTCCGTGAAAGCCGCCACACATTGCTCCGTCAGTGGTAATTCAGTGATGAAGTCCGGGATGCTTTCCAGCCTCTCGGTGTTCACCGTAACGGCGCCGTTTGAGTGCCATTCTATCTTGAATGACATCGGTTTCTGAAGTTGACCGTCATTGACCTTCCTGTGTATCAAGGCAACATGCATCACGTCTGATTCTTCTTCCTGAGATTTTTTGAGCTCGTAAGACATCCTGGGATAATTCACCCAATAGACGCTACCGAACGGCCCAACGCTATTGGTCTTTGACCTGTGCGCGATCGTGATTGATGCCTTCCTCAGTGACCGTAATGCCGTGAAATAACTGATCGCGCTTGCGGCGGTTTCCGGGTCACCACCACAGGCAGGACCGGCACTGTCCACTATTATCAACGCCACATTCTCTTCAGCCACTATCTTCTGAATCTCACTGATATCAGAGGCCAGTGACTGATGGCAGAAGCGGTAGATGACGTTGGACTTGCCTTCAAACCCGAAGCCTTTGGTCAGTGCCTGGAAACGCCTTGCCGCTGTTTCTGACGTGGTTTCAAAATCCAGATAAAGGACTTTCCCAGGGATAGGTCGGCAATACTCTGTGGAGATGGCCTGGTCTACCATCGCCGCCATGAAGCCGGCCAGATAGGATTTTCCGATGCCGCCTTCCCCATAGATTATCGAGGGTTCCAGATCGACAACCCACGGATAAAGGCGATAAATCGGTTCCAGCGGAGGAGATAATTCACCAAGATTCAAGACGGGTTCTCCAGCTCTGAACGTCTGGAGCGTCATCACGCAGACCTGCTCGATGATGGCATCCCAGTCACGGTTCCGCTGGCATCTTTCTCTGAGATACTTGGTGATTTCGGTCCGACTACGAGTGGCGAGGAGGTTCAGTTTGGTCATGTGCATATGACCTTCCGGGTTGCCTTTGACCGTGATATCAGCGGTCACCGTGCGCCGTGAGTCCTCACGGAGTCTTTCAAGGATTATCTGGACATTCTCATGCGCCCAATCGAACGAATAGATACCGCCCAGGACTTCCATCTTTGGCGGCTGAGTGTTGATCGCGGGGCTACTGTCCGGGGCTATGTCATTGGAATTCATGGAAGTGCCACCCCGCCTTTCCCGTTGTTACGCCTGGCCGGTGCTGGCGGAGTCTGTGGCCTCGGAGGCTTCGGCGGTGGTTCTACAATCACACTCTGACCGTGGCTAATCTCTGTGACCAGTCCTGTGATATTCTCTGCCAAGTGCAAGATTGCTCTGTTGGGACTCATCCTCTCCGCCTCAACCTCTCTCTCCATCTCATACAGTTCTGCCCAGGCGGCTCCGCATCGTAACCTTCCGCCTTTTGGAGCCATCTCCATCCTTCTATGTGTAGGACACCATCTGCCTTGCATAGTCCCCGGAGGATCTGATTCAGACCATCCTCTCTGATACGGGAATTGACCGTTGACCAGACCGTAATGGACATAGTCATTCGCCAAATCTCTTGTCAGCGTCGGGTCCTCATCTTCTGGATTCAACCCATCTACCCTCACCCAATCATCAACCATCCACACTCCACACACCCATAATTTGCACGGCCTTGGAACCGTCGCCGGGTGTTTACAGAGGCTGAAGCCTCTGTCCTCACAAAAGATTATGCAGGGTTAAATTCAGGGTTGGCTGGCGGGACTGGCACGTTTCCAGTGTAGACACAACGGCCGGTCCTTGATTCACCGTTCAGCTCGTAGGTGTAATCATGCACCCAGCGTCGGTCTTTAGTAGATGAACTTTCCATGACAACGTAGAGGCCGTCACCGTGGCCTTCCAAGGCGCAAGGAGTCGGCTCTTCATATGTAGTGACTGGATTGAAGTCCTCTGGAGCCTCAACCAATGAAGTCTCTTTAGCGTCAGCAATCATCTGCTGGGTCTGAGCCACGATGTCCTCGACTTCCTCTTGGCTGACGGCGCCAGTCTCATCAGACGGAGGATCTGGCTCAATAACCTCTTCAACTTGAGTCTCTTTCTTGGCTGCTGGACGCCTGGTCTTAGCCTTTGGCTTCTCTTCCACGATTTGAGGTGGTGGAAGAGCGTCATTGTTTGACGGTGGAGCCAGCATGACCTCACCGTTCAAGTCCACTTCCACGGTACTCATCTCAGCTGCGTCATACATCCCGGCAAAGGTGGACGGGAAGGCACGTCTGAGAGCCGTCACTATAGCGCATTTCTCGATCATAACTCCGGGCATCTTCTGCCAGAGGCCACGTCCAGAGTTGAACTCACTCATTGACACGGTCGGAGTGACATCAATCTTGCGGTCGGTCCTTGCCACTCTAGCCCAACCGCCAACCAGCTTCTCACCGTCCAGCACCAGAGTGCCAACACGGTTCTCTATATGGTCGCCTTTCTGGACAATCACGCCAGACTCGATCCCGTCAAAGTGCGGATGCTTGTCAGCCCGTTTCATAAAGGCATCTTTCCCGGTCACCATCGTGGCCTCGGAGTCCTTGCCGTATTTGATGAGATAGGCATCCCGGACCCAGGGATTCAGACCCTGGTGGCGGCACAGTTCCAAGAACATCAAAGCCTCACGGTCAGTGGCGTTCTTGCACATAGTGTCTTGAATCAACTTCACAGACAGTTCAACGTCTGCTCCAGTCACGGTGTCCGTATACCGGACGATATCAGTAGTAGTCATCTGGCTCCTTTAAGCACTTGGATAGATTTCAGCTTCTTTCGCGCTCCATGCGCGTTTGTGTACTACACTCAAAAACTTAGGATTTGAGCCGTACACCACACCCTCACGCCATAAAAATGCCGGTCCTACGGCAACGAAAAAACTCAACCCGTCCAAGAGTGACGGGGTCTTCACCACCTCCTTCCCACGCTTTTCATTGTCCAAGATATTCCTCCCATCCTGTAGCATCAGCCGTCATATAGACGCTGGCTTGATCGACTACCGCTTGAGCGTAGTCTCTGAATTGAGCGGTCTGCCTGGGGATGTAATCGTCCTTTCCAGCCGGCGGCCGGAGCATCTCATTGATAATCCAGAGCAAGGCTGGTGCTATCTCCAGTGACCGTGGTTTGTTCCAAGGATTGGCTCTTGGCGTTTTATCAACCACGGTCGGCATCCCCATATCCACTAGAAGTTGACGGACACGCTCACGGCTCACGCCAATGGTATCCGCCATCTGAGCCTGTGTGATTAGAGGATTGTCCTTCCTCATCTCACAAATCTTGGACCGACTATCCATTGTCTACCCTCCACTTTATGCGGTCAGCGTTCCGCTTGGTTTCTTGCATGGCGATGAAAGCCTTTTGCGCCTGCGCCAGATCGACCACCTGATTGGCTTCAAAGCCCGTGATAGGACTGGCCTTCACTACCCAGGCTTCACTGACTTCCAGCCCCGTCATCTCGGAATAGGCCATAGCGTAGGCAGCCACTTGCATGGCGTGGCTGGGGTAGATTTCCTTGCCAGACTTCCAGTCGATGATGATGACGCGATCGCCACACCGGGCCACGCAGTCAATCTGACCAGCGTATCTCAGCTCTGGATGGAAGACACTGACCTCTGAATCTTCCACGATGTATGGTCCGTCTTTTCCGCCTCTGTTGAGCCAGGCCATGATGTCAGCGACCGAGCCGGCGTATCGGCTTGGCACTTCTCTATCACCGACCAGGACAGACTCCAGAGCGGCGTGGACGCCCGTGCCGTAGTCTCTGGAGATGTCTCCAGGGGTGGGGATTTCTTCGACTTCCTGGCGGCACTGTAAAAGGTCCATATGGGGGTCACCGTCAAGACTTGAGCGGAGAAAATCAAACATCCAGCCGCCGACTTTCAATTCGTCCTTGGCCTTGCTGGTATATTCGCCAAAGACGGCGTTTAGGATATGGTTCATCCCGCCTATATATGCCCCGCCGATGCCGCCGTAGGCGCCAGTGAATGAGGTCACAGACAGTAAGCCTTTGCACGGCCTTTTAGGCGTAGCACGGCAATCAGTACAGTGACCGCCGCAATCAAAGCCGTCCACCTCATAGCGGTGGTACTCATTGGCTCCGGCCTTGTAGGTGCGCTGGACTATCTCCAGTCCTTCAAACTTGGGTAGCACTTTCATGCAGATCCTCCTTCTATTTAAGACTCGCGCCAGCGGCCTGCCTCAAGGCCGCTGAAACGATGCTTAAATCAATGCTTTTAGTTCTGCCAGGTCACCTTCACGCTTCTCCACCTGTTGCCGTTTGGCTTCCTCCAGAGCCTTCTCCAGCTTGGTGACTTCATCATCTGGAGTCAGTAACCGTCGGCACTTCTCCGCGATCTCAAAGTGTCTATTGGCTTTGTGCATGGCTTCCGTGCCGGCCTTGTCATAGATATCAATCATCCGCTCCAGGTCTTCATTCTCCCAGGTCATGTTCTGTTTCCAATGAGCGTCCAGATTTTCCATGAGTAAGGTATCTTCTAAATCATCACCAACTTCTTGAGCCACAGCTTTGATGCGGTCCTTGGCTGATTCAGCAGCTTGAGTCTCATTATCAATGACCACTCTGCAGCTGTTGCAATGCTCTTCATGCGCCTGAGTGTCCGTGGACAATATCCCGCAGGTAGCAGTCTCAAAGACTGGGGCATCCAGTATCTGCTTCGGAGTCAGATTCATCTTGTTCGTGATTTCATGCACGAATTTGCTCTCATCTGCCCGGATATATAGGAAGACACGGCGGTGTCCTTTCTCTTGTGCCGTGTCATCCAGGACGACCATCAACGTGGACCGGCGGAAGGACTTGAGTAATCCGCCGACCTTGGTTGACGCTCCTTCGATTAGCCACCAGAGCTTCTCATCATTATTCTTTGCCATTGTTTGTTCCTCGATCGTAGTCTTGGTCTGATACCACAGTTCATGTAGTGCCATGACCAGCAATTTCTGATTCAGCATGGGCATGACCAGCCCGGTGTCTTGTGAATACTTGACCCAACTGATCGCGTCCAGACGCTCCGCTTCCCAGAGTTCCTTGAAGTGGTGTTCCCCTAGAACGGACGCGCCTTCTTCCTCATGGAAGGTATCCATGATTGTGAACGGGTCGTCAGCCCAGTAGTCAGCAAACGCCAGCTTGGACTGGTTCATGAATTCCATGATGCCACGCAGGCGGTCAGTGAACTCTTCTCCAGACTTCGGGTCCGGGTCACGGTATTTGTACCGCTTGCCAAAGACTGGAGGGCTTTCAATCGTGATGTCCCACAAGCCTAGAATCTTCTTGGACCGGCGCCGTGCCATTATCATGCTTCCGCCGGCCGCATCAGGCATGACTCTCTTGAAGATGCCTTGCTCCAATGCCGTCATGGAGCCTGGAGACTCTTCCCCGATATGGGGTGGCGTTTCGATCTCTGCAAAATCCAGCATCTGGTGAGCATAGCGAAAGCGTATCAATCTCGGGTCTTCCTCTATGACCTTTGCGGCGCCAGCATCAAAGCTGCGCCACGGGACACAGTAGAAAGAGAAGCCGCTCCCGTCCTCATCATTCATCTCTCTCCAGTATGGAGTGACAGGGGAAGTCCTAATCATTGCAGACGACCCTGTTGGCAAACTTTATCTTGTCAGGGACCAATTGATAGCTAATCCAGGCACGGACATCCTCTTGAGGTAGAGAGAAGCCTTTGCGGTCTAACCCGCAGACCACTTCCCACTTGAACTTCTGATAGTGGCTCAAGACCCATTCAGCCTTCTCATCGCACCTGGCACCCCAGATATCTCTGGCGCCAACGTAGTGGTCAGCGTCTTCCAGTGTGTCCATGAGCAATGCTATGGCACATTGCGCCGGTCCAGATCCTCCGTATCCCCACTCCAGTCCTTGAGAGTGCCTGGCCATCTCCCGACGTTCTTTGAGGTAGACACCGTCACTCCGTTTGACGCTGGACTCATACATAGCATCTCTGATGCCGTAGTAGGTCAATCCTTTAGTAAAGGCCATTTCGGCTCCTTATGGTCAAAATTTGTGTGCGTCTAAGCCGTTTTGGGGCCGTTGTTTTTTTGATTACGGCCTCTGGGTCAGATTGTCCCTCCTTTACACCCTAGCTGACTGGACTTGTGACCAGTCTGTGGGTTTAACTCCGCTGGAGCGGAGCCACTCACCTTTGCCTCAGAACGCTATATCTCCAGATTGGACGGCCTTTCTTGAGTTCGGATATGTAGCATGGAAGGCAGTTCATGCCAATGACGGTCACGCCTCTGACGAACCACGCGATCTTGCCGTGTTCACAGTTCATTCCCAACTCCTATTAGCCATCCAGACGGCTCTTGCAAATCCACGGGGGGTCTTGCTCCTGATGTTCTTGGTTTTCTGGGACCGACCGCCAAGCCTTTTGTATTGTGGAGAGTAGGTGTAGCCGTCAGGCAACTCCACAGGCTTCTTTTCCGGCATGACAAAGCCGTTGCCAGACCAGATGCAGGTCCGCTTGGTGTACTGATCGCGTGGCGGAATGATGCCGTCAGCGTCTGGGGAAACGTCATCCGCTGGAAGATAGGCCCCATATTCATGGGGAGAGAAGGTGTAGTCCGGCCGCTTGTAGTAGCTGCTAATCATGCTGACCGGGTTCTCAAAGAACCACGGACATTTATAGCTGATTCCAATGTCTCTCACGAAGTAGACCAGCTCCATAGCTTCTTTCTGGAACCGTGGATTGGCCTCACCTTTGGCTTGGAAGTGTTTGGCTCCTGATGTTGCCAGGTCTGTGCATGGGGGCCACCCCATCACCATTTGAACGTCATATAGCTTGAAGATGCGTTCAATGATGGAGGACCAAGACATATCATCCATCTCACCCATCGGGCTGATGGCCTGACCGCCGATCGCGTAGACGGAATTGGCTTTAGGATAAGTTTGCGGAGAGCCAATCTCACGGTGGAAATTGATGCCCTCTGGGTACTGTGCGTCAAAACAGAAGCACTGATAGCCGTCCTCATACCACGGACGGATTGCCTCACCACTGAGGTCAAACAGAGAAATGACCGCCTTTGAATTCCACTTCACGGCCTACTCCAAACCCCTTGAATTTGCCACGGCCTTGGAACCGTCTGGCTGGGGGTTTACGGCTCCGAAGAGCCGTCCTCACCATTTAGACTTTCTGACCGACCGCCTGACGTGCCATGTGCTTGCGGTATTCCTGCACCACGCTTGCCAACGGCGC